TCTCTTGAATCAAAGTCAAAGTCGCTGTTGCACGATCCATTGCTGTTAGTTCAGAGACAGCATTCTTGTTAGTCATTGTCAAAGCTTTTTGATCAAGCTCTGTCTGATTTATAACAATACCGAGTTGCTTCAAGCCCTCTCGTTCACCTGTTAAAGATTTAGTGATACGATCAAGCACATCTGATGGATCGATGTTCCTTAAAGAACCAATGTCACCAGAAAGAACTGCGACTTGTTTAGAGAACTCAGCTGATGCCTCAGCACTTGCACCCATACCATTAACAACGCCACCAGTGAAAGAAAGTAGTTGTTGAAGTTCAGCTGTGGTGAAACCTGCTTTTGTAGAGAACTCATCGACAAATTGATTTAAACCTTGTGATGCTTCTTTGAATGTGACTCCAAATGCGTTTGCACTCTCTTCACTATCAGAAGCAAGTTGAACCATTTTATTAGCAACAGCACCGACTGTTCCTACCATTGCACCAGCTAAGAGACCGACTTTCGCCATCCCTTTGCCTAGAGTTTTGAGACCTCCACTTGCTCTTTCTCCAACTGATCCGATTTTATCAAACTGTCTTATCGCTCTTCTTTGACCAGCTTCCAGCTGAGCTGTATCCAAAGCAATAGCAACATTGATTTGACTGTTTTTAGCCATTCTTATTCCTTATAAATTCATCGAGTTGTTCAAGATATTCATTAATCTCGCCAATAGTTAGAAGATCAATTTCCCAAGGTCGTATTCCAAAAAAATGACCGAGAGCTGGAAGATGCTTCCTATAAGCTCTCCTTAGTCTTTTGGGACTTCTTGATCCAATTCCTCTTGTGTTTTGATTGAGTCAATGGTCAGCTGTGCCAAGATATTCTCATATTTGATGTTCTTATCTTCTCTTTTTGCAAAAATAAACACTATTGATGCAAGAGCTTCAAAGTCCATCATTGATGTCTGTGCGATAGCTTCCATTGAATTTAGACCAGTGATCTTCTTGATCTCTCGCCATTCGATCCCAGTGATATCTGAATAATCTAAAAGATATTGTTTATCTTTTAAAACGATAACTGGAAGATTCTTGTCCTCATCTGCCATATTTCTCCTCTTAACTTTTTCCCATTAACTTTCTTGATGATCCAGTTGCAGAAGCTTTGCCATAGAGTGCAATAACAAGTTTGTTAAGTCTTCTGACATAATCTCTTTGCATTTCTGGAAGTCGATCTCTCACAGATGGGAAAATATAATAACCCTGTGATTTCTGTGGTTTATACAGTTTGCGACCTCTTCTAAAAGATCCACCATAAGGATTAAAACCACCAAACTCTTGGAGTCGTGCATAAGTTACTCTCTTTGCATAACCAACTCGGAACGATGCTCCTTGTTTGGTTTTCATTGCTCTAACTGATGCAACTAACTTTCCAGAATCTTTTGGAAGTTCTTTCCTCACATCCTTGGCGACATTTTCACCAAATTGATAGTTAAATTGTTTATATATTTTGACAGCATCAGATCCGAGAAGCTCAATCAATCTCTTCTGGTTGGCAATATCCACACCAGAGACTTCGATAAGAGTTCCCAGACCTTTTGCAGTTTTTTTAAGTCTTCTTCTTTGTGAGACCATTTTTTGTGTTAGACAGTTCCTCTAGTCACAGCACCTGTCACGATAAGCGAAAATGAAATCGAAACGAGATCAGTTGCACTTGAATCAAGAGTGTAGTTTGTGACAAAGGCGTTGCCTGTGTATTTTGGTTGTGAAGCAGTGTTGTCTGGTCGATATTCAAAAGCCACTTGTGAGCCATCAAATAAACCAGCAAAAACTCCATCAGCTGTTGCATCGAATGTTGCAGAGCCAGAAATCGATAATCCCTCGATTCCAACTACAAACGAAGCTTGATCTGAACCAAATGAGGTTGTTTCAAGCGTGTTAACATCACGAGACAAAGATAGTTGATTGACATAACTTGATATGTCAGTTCCATCTACACTAAAAAATGAGTCTTTTCCAGATTTAAAAGCCATTATTTTCTCCTAAATTAAATTAATTAATTATTTTAAATTATGGGCATAACCAACAGAGAATGTTGCAGATCCAGAAGTCACTGTGATCACTATGCGAACATATCGATTCACTGTGTTTGTGGTTGTTATTCTCTCTGAAGTTGTGCCTGTGATTGCAGTGAAAGAAAAACCAGAGACATCTGCAAAAGATGAGTTGTCTGCTGATGATTGAATTTTCACTGATATATTTGCAGAGCTATGAGCTGTGCAATGTAGAAATGCTTGACCACCTAATGATGAACTAGCACCAAAGTCAACAGCAGTTGTGTTAGCTGTCGCACTTGTATTGGTCAAAGCATATAAGCTCTTCCCATTTCCAAAGTTATCACCAGTGAAAGAGGCAGAGACACCAACGGCATCTGCAACACTCGAATCAATGGTGTAGTTTTGAATTTTTGAATTTAATAAGACAACTTTGTTTCCTGCTGTGTCTCCACCTTGATAAATAGAAAGGGGAGTTGCAGTAGCTGATCCGATGACAGCTTGAAGTTCATCATCCACTGCATCTGAATCACCATCATAGAATCCAGTTAAGGAAGCTGATGCTGTCTCAATTGAACTTATGTAGGTTGCTTGACTTGATCCAAAGGTTGTAGTTTCATTGACTGCTTGTTCTCTTGAAAAACTTGCATCAGTGAAATAACTTGAAAGATCGTTTGCTCCAAATAAAATCTTGTTGTCTTTTCCTGCGATAAATGTAGGCATATTATTCCTCTTCTAGTTTCTTTGCTTTGTCTTCTGGCAAAACAAGTCCTTGCAAGACCATCCACCTAGGAACTTGCACATTGACTGGATCACCAGCTTTAAATTCTTTTTTCTTGATTTCACAATCTACGATTGCAATATAATTTGTTTTATTAGTCATATCTTTACTCCGATAATGTTGCTTGTGCTTCTAAGTCCATCTCGATCATACATATCCTGCCCTCATCAGATAGTGTGTTTTCAATCTGCATATTTGAAATTCTTGAAACAATCACAGCACCATTGATGGTTGAATCATCATTCAGTTGATCGATAACTTCATTAGCTAGTGCTAGAGACCTGCTTTCAGTGGTGGAGGCAACAGAGTCTCCAGCTCCAGCTCGTAGTGTGTATATAAATATTTTTAGATCAAGATTTTCTTCATACACTGATCCAAAAGCTTGAAAGTCAATTGAAGAGTTAGCATCACCTAGATAGATCATCTCTTTTTTTGGAGCTTGATCGATTGGAGCATACTTAAACACTGCAACACCACTCAGACCAGCTCTCGCAGTTAACTGTGTTTTTAAATTGTCTCTTACTGTGTTAACAACTGAACTGATCGCCATTAAACACCAAAGACCTTTTCAGAGTTCTCTTCGATCCATTGATTAACTTCTGGGATTCTTGTTGGATTTTTAAATCCTCCTCCTTGTGTGACCAAAGAGATATTTCCCATCTCATCATTAAAAGAAGTTGCTCGATCTGGAATGTTTGTTGAAATAATACGATCTAATAAAAGCTTTAACGCAATACGATCAACACCATTCTTAATAAAATCCCACCCATACTCATAAGATATAACAATTGGCATTGGATATTCTGAAGTCGCTTCTGGAAAGAAGCCATCTGTTCTATGAATAAACCCTGCTTTGTTATCAATCTCAAAGTTAGAGGTTGCAATTGTCTCACCAAGTATTGTGACCGAGATCACCTTGTTCACATTGAAATGTGGAACTGATAAGACTCTTGTTGTGTCACCCTCCATCTTTTCTAATGAATATTTAGGTGTCCACGAACTTCCAGTCCATTGTTCTAAAAGATCTGTGATCTTTGCTCTTTCCTCTAAGATTGTTGCATCTGGATAGTCACTAGCAGAAGCAAGTTGTTCAATATCAAATGTCCTTGCTTGAGCTTCAGTGAATAAAGGAAATCCCAAGATCTCGTGATTTGTTCTAAGTTTTTGCACAACAGTTTCCCAAGTTCCAGACCAAACTGCATAAAGTTTGTTCACATTAGTTGTGTTGGCGATGCCGAGATCATAATAATAAATCCCAGTAGTGTCAGTTGTCGCTGTTTGTTCATTAATGATCACATTTCCAGCTTCATCTGTCACAGTGACTGTGACTGATCCACTGGCATTTGTGAGAGTGCCATCCACATAAGCATTGACATAGATTCGACCTAACGAATCTTTATATATATGCTGAGTTCCATTTCCAACTGAATAACCGATCATTTGCGACCTTTAGATCCTTTTTTCTTTTTCTTTTTTTGCCAATACGAATTTGAATCGTGTCGTGGCATTAACTTTGTTCTTTTCCAGCTGGTTTATCAGCTTTCTTTTTTGGAGCAGATTTGACTGGTTCTGCCCAACCTTTTTCAATAAGATCAACAGCGTTGTTCTTATCTGTTTCCCAAGTCTCTCCAGCTGGAGGAATTGGTTGTCCATTGTATAGACCAGACATACTGATCTTCATTTTGATTTTCATCGGTTCTCCTATTGATTCACTGAGACATTCAACTTCGGAAGTAGAGACAGAATGTTTAAAAGTTAAATATCTCAGTCAATGATCCATTGCTGGATCTTGACCATCTTTATCTGTTGCCAGATAAAAGACTAAGAAAGGTGAGGCGATTAAGCCATGACCATTCTTTTAACAGCGTTTGTGTCCATTAGATCTCCATCACCACGATAGATGAATCTGAATGTGACCAAATCATTGGCAAATGCAAAGTCAACAGATCTGTCAACTTGTATGCCTTGAACTTCACGAATGAAATATTTGCTCATATCTCCGAAAGCCATAACTTTCTTTGCTGTTGCAATTGTTTCAATGTTCGGATCAGTAGCAACTGGAGATCCAAGAAGAATATCTGGATTTCCTTGTTGCAGTGATGGTTGCCATAAGTATTGATTATTTGAATCTTTGAGTTGTCTAACTTCTTTCAAAGTAGCATCATTCATTATCCAAGCACCATTGATTCTATATGGGGAAGTCACACTGTGATAGAGGTCAATAACCTCATCTGGTGTGATAACTGTTGCTGATGCACAAGTGACACCAGTTCCAGATGCGTTCATCACGCCATTTGGTTTGCTTGAGCCATCGCCGACTGCATAGTCAGTTCCTGCTCCATTTCCTAATGCACGACCACCATCGTTTGCTAAGAATCCCTCGATGTCAACACCCTCATCAGCTAAAAGCTCTGAAGATACTTGAGTGAGGTAGGCATATTTGAAAGCTCCTAATGTGACTGATGCACTTGTTGGATCGCTTTCACCAATTGCTCCACCCTCTGCAACTAATGATGCAGATGATAAAGCTGTGATTTGTGGAAACTTGATGTCTTCGCCTCCAGCTGTTGAAACAACTGTTGCAAACTGTCTCACGACAGCGTTCTCATCTAGTTTCGCAATTATTTGGTCATAAAAACCTTGGGGAACGAGTCCACCATCAGCTCCCTTAGTTAAATCTCTTTTTTCAAAGTTGTGTGATCTAACTTCACCATTTGCCATTGCTCTTAAGATAGAAGCATCACTTGGAGCTTCAACTTCTTTTTCAATGACTGGAGCTGGGGATGAAGATTCAAAGATTGCTCTTGCTTCTTCAGATTTTTTATTTGCTTCTTCAACAGATGCAAGTTCAGAAGTTCTGGCATCGATTTCTGACATTCTGTCATTCATCTTGTCCCAAGCTTCTTTTTCTGAAGCATCAAGTGATCTTTCCTCTTTGATCTCACGATCGTTGAGTTCTTTCATTTGATCCCAGAGATTGGCTCTTTCCTCGTATAGTTTTTCAACTATTGGATTGCTCATATTTTTCTCCTTATATGAAAATTTGGACAAGTGAATTGTGTTCGACTTATCCGAGTCGGTTGTTAGGCAATAAAGACTGATTCATCATCGAGTCTCTATCTGTGTTTATAAATCTTTCGATTTGAGAAGATCTAATCTTCTTTTTCTAGCTTCAGCATTAAAGACAGTCTCTTTTTCTTCATTAAGAAGTTCTTTTAACGATCCTTTGTCATTTGCTTCAATTAGATCACGAAGATCAAGTCCACTAAGTTCTGCTAAACCTTTAAATGATCTCTCAGCTGTGACTGATGAGTCTTGATATGCTGGGAATGGTGTTGGACTAACTTCATAGAGTCTTGTCTCTAACACTTCTCGCATAACTGGTTCAGAAGATGATTCTGGCACTGACCATCTCTCTTCAATAACATCAAAACCAAAACTTGAGTTTGTGACATCACCTCTTTCGATCATTTTGAATGCTGATCGATGATGTGTGATATCAAGATCCAAATCAACTTCATAATGAAGTCCTTTTGCATCTTCTGTGAGTTTTAATGTTCCAGCTCTTTTCGATCCAAGAACTAGATCAGTAGAGTGATTGAATAAAGCTTTTATGTCATCTCTTGAGGTTTGTGTTCCTCTTTCTTGTAGTGTTTTAGTGAATGCACCTTTTTTGATCTGCTCAACAAAACCTCCACCAAGCACTTGAGAAGACCTATCAAAGATCGAAGCATATCCACTGATCACAGCTTTTGAGCCATCTAATGCTCTTGCTTCAAATTCATTGACTATATATCTCACATCGTGAGTTGGTGTTGGTCTGACTTGTTTTGGTTCTGAACTGAAGATTTTTTCGTTTATCTTTTCCAATGTTCTTTCTCCATTATTGTCTAATTTTTCGATCTCTCGATCTGCCCAAGCAATTGTCCGATCAGCTCCTTTGAGCATTGATCCAACAGATATATCTGCACTTCCAGATCCCCAAAGCCAATGTGCAACCACACCAGCTGAGATCTCTCCATCTTTTACTTGTTCAGATTGAAGATCACCTCTATGCCTTTTTATCCACGCAGAGAGTTT